CGAGAGCGGTGATGATGCAGCACAGAAAATGGCTGATGCCGTTGAGAAGCATATCACCCCAGAGACGAACGAGGGAGGTGTAGAAGTGAGTGAGGAAAAGGAAGCGACTACAGAAGAAACTGTCGATGAGACAGTAACCCCCGAAGAGGCGGTTGACCCAGACGTTACCGAGGAGGAAGAGGCACCGGTAGCAGAAGAGGTACCTACAGACGAGCCAGATTTCGAGAAGTTGATTGATGAAATCACAGGCACGGTTAACAAGGCTCTAGAAGAGACCAAGGAGGCCACGTCAACGGTAGTAAAGGCTGTCGAAGACAAGATTGAAAAGGCTTTGGAGTTCTCAAAGAATAGTGCAGCAGAACTTGGCGAGAAGATTCAGGCGCTTGAAAGTCATGTAAATGAGTTGAAGAGTGACCAGGAGAAGGTTGCCAAGGCAGTCGATGCACTACAAAAGGGTACTGCAATGAAGAAGTAGGTAGACACCGAGGATGAAACCCCGGCGGGTACCGAAGAGTTTGGTTGGAAGGGCGTATTTAGCCTTGGCAACCTATAAAGTAACACAAACTAAACTTAGGACGATGGAGGTGAAAATAAATGAGTGATAACGAACTACTAGAAAAGGTCATTAGTACTACGACAGTAGGTGCTGGTGGCGGTGGTTTGCTAACCACAGAGCAGTCTAATAAGTTCATTGACTACATGTGGGACAAGACGGTTCTGGGAAGCCAGGTCCGCACTATCCGCATGAGGAGCAATGACGTCGAAATCGACACGGTAGCCGTTGGTACGCGCCTAGTGCGCCTAGCGACAGAGGCCGTTGATGACGGTGTTAACGCACAGGCCGCATTCACAAAGATTAACCTTACAACCAAGAAGTTGCGTCTAGACTTCGAGTTGTCAAGCGAGTCCCTAGAGGATAACCTTGAAGGTGAGGCTTTGGAAGACCACATTGCGCGTTTGATGGCCGCACAGGCTGCAAATGACATTGAGGATTTGGCAATCAATGGAGACACTACTCTATCGTCCGACCCGCTATTGAAGGCATTTGATGGATGGCGCAAGCGCATCCGTGCGGGTGGTCACGTGGTAGACCACGCAGGTGGAGCCATGGACCGTTCGGTATTCAACAAGGCCCTTAAGGCTATGCCACGTGTATACATGGCACGCCGTGATGGACTGAAGTTCTTTACCGGGTCCAATCTGATTCAGGACTACCTATTCAGCATCCAGCAGGTTTCTGCTTCGTACATTACCCCTCTTGATGCGGCCCAGGCCGGTATCAACCAGGCGGTACGTACCCAGGGACCAGCAGGATTCACGACAGGTAACGCTTTTGGTCAGCAGGTTCAGGAAGTCCCACTATGGCCTGAAAACCTAGCCGGTGACTACAGCAGCCCGAGCGGTGTTCACGGTGAGGTACTACTAACGTACCCACAGAACCTGATTTGGGGTGTTAAGCGTGAAATCCAGGTGTTCCGTGAGTTCAAGCCGAAGAAGGACACCATTGAGTACACAATGTATACTCGTGTTGGTGCGCAGGTCCAGAACGTGGACGCGACCGTCTTGGTTAAGAACGTCAAGGTATCTGCCTAATCAGTAACATATGTGAGCGGCCCACCCTCCGGGGTGGGCCATTCGCATTTAACATCAGAACGTGGTACCATATAACAAATAAAGGAGTTTGGAATGACAGATATTATCAAGTTGAACAAGAAGGAACTGTTGCAGGTTGCCGAGGCATTTGCCGTTAACACTGAGGACAGTCCTACCGCAGCAATGCTGCGGGTACGCTTTGAGGAAGATGGTATTACTCAGCGTATGATAGATGACTACTTTGGTGAGATTGCTGCACTTGAAGTGGCCGCAAAGCCCACAGGTGTGATTACTTCCGAGGATGTAACGCAGACCGGCGCGGTACAAAACGATTGGGCCAGTCAGAACATCAAGCCAAGCCCAGCACCGGTACCAGCAGCAGCATTGGATACACATGTACTACTTCGAATGACAAGGGAGAACGGTACGTTTGAAATTCGCGGGTACAGGTTTACCAAGGAACATCCATTTGCACTAGTAGAAGCAGAAGATGCACAAGCAATCATGGATGCAGAAGAGGGATTTAGACCCGCTCTACCAACGGAGGCACGCGACTACTACCAAGTGTAGTCTTAAAGGATTGCGTGGTACAATTTTAATATGACAAAGATGTATGACTTCGTATGGCCACAGTCCGAAGACCTAACAATCAATGTGCTTTATGAGCGCGGTGACACCGAGGACACCCTAGAGCCTGCCAATATGAATGACTGGACGGCGCGCATGGACATACGGGATAAAGACCGTAACTTCATTCTAACGCTTAACAGTAGTCCGACGGTTGACTATGACCAGGAGACACCGGGCGACCAGCCAGACACCAATGTTGAGATTTATTTGGATGCCTACGGTCACATTCTCATACAGGTACCGGGCAACACAACAATGCCTAATCATCCGGTAGGAGATTTGTTCGGACCTAATCAAGAGAAGAAGAAGGTAGTGCTGGATTATGACCTGTTTGTCAAAGACGGCGGTAATGTCAAGCATCAGTTGTTAAAGGGGAAAATTGTAGTAACAAGGAGCGCGACCCTTTGGCCGTAGAAAGAATAACCGTCAACAATCCTGTTGAGCGTGTTACCGTTAACTTTGCACCTATCTGGACACAAGTTACTGAGTATTCGTTTGAAGAGGGTTCCAGTGGACTAGAAATCTGGGACATTACACATAGCAATGACCTTGGTGGTGATGGAGGCGTCGGTGGCGATGCCACCGATTCCACAGGTACAGTATCGCCAGGCGTCATACTCGCGGGCGGTACACCAATCTATAGCGTTACAGGTGCAGAGTTTGGAGACCTGGCCGCACGATTTGTTTGCGCAAGCGATGGAATCGGTGAATGGATTGAGTATAGCAATCCGTCTACACAGGAGTCAGGACTGGATGCCTACTTCACTCCAAACAACATAACGCTGGCAACCGGTGAGCACATGCCGTTTGCAATGCTTTGCATTAAGAATGATACACCACTTCGTACGCTAGACCTAAAGGCCGACGGTACAATCGGGCTATTCGATGCAAGTGGTAATGAGACGGCCAACTTTGATGACGACCCAACGTGGACCGAGGGTACACCTTTTCGTGTAGCCATTCAAACATGGTATGACCACAACAGGGTTCGCATGAATGTGCGAGTGCATTCAGATTCTAATTCTGATGCCTTTAATTTCATTACCGCCGAGCGTGTTGTGTCAGACGAAGTTTTTTGGTTCAAGTTTGGTATCCTGGATGGATTTGCTAACTGCGATATCTCAATGGACCTACTCCGTCTGATGAGTAATGCTAAGACATGGCCAGGACAGGGTGGAGACACACCGATTGCGGGCGCACGTGAAATTTATACGTGGGTAGGAGCGCCTAACCCTAATGGTTTTGTGTTGGCGGCCCAGGTTGAAGGGATAACAACTGCAAAGTTCGCGGTATCCGGTAATTCAGATATGAGTTCGCCAACACTTAGTTCAACACTTACACCAGATGCCAATGGGTATATCAAGACAACCGTAACTGGAAAGAGCCCCAACTCCACGTATTACTATCAGTTGAATGCTATTGTTAGTGGCAGCCCGGTACCAGTAGGTGCTGTTCGTCAGGTTCAGACGACACCCGCCGTTGGCGCTATAGGCTCAATGAAGTTTGCCGTAGTGTCATGCGAAGGTGGTCCAGGGCAAGGCAACAGCAGTCCTTTATGGCAAGACATTCTTAACTGGCGACCAACTGGCATTATCCATCTAGGAGATTTCCACTACAAGGGAATTGATACAACAGATATAGCCAAGCATTGTAAGGGTGTCAGCAACGCTATTATTGCACGCCCAGAGTTTAAGAATGTGTGTGCAGAAATCGGCATGTGGTACACAATCAGCGACCATGAGACCAGTGGTAATAATGGTGACAACCTAGAGGGAACGGCAGGTGGCGATGCCACCGAGGCCAACTTCGCTGCATATCAGATTGTAGTTCCTCACGGCACCCTTGCAGATGGACGCTCGCCCAAGCGAGGTCGCTTTGCTAGTTGGGTAATTGGCCGGGTACGGTTTATCATGCTAGATACAAGAACTATTGACCGTTCC